GTTGCAGGATACCCCTTGAGGCCGAAAACATTCGCCTCGAAAGCCTTGCACTAGCACCTACTAAGATGGTTCGGTGCTAGAGGGGACGTCCCCCTCGGTCTAATTATGACCAAGGGACCCAACGTTTACGGTAACCTGACACAGAGTCGCGAATAATCGCGCCCTGCGACGGGACACCATACAACGCTGCAGCCAGCTGGACATCAGGGTCGAAACGAGAAAGTGGCATGCGCTTGGTGACAGGCTGATACGTCTCAATATAGCGGATCGAGTTTTTCACTCGAATTCGCCACTGGGAGGCATCGGCTGCTGCAAGACACACGTCACCGAGTTCCGGTGGTCCCTTAATCCTACGGATGTCACTTGGTATAAAACCCAAGCAACGTAGATAAGCACGCCGAACACAAGGAGCCAGACCATCAGGAGACCCAGTAACTCTGGTCCCCAAATGGAAAAGCCCATTGGCGAGCGCGACCCATTCATGCGGTTCATTTGGTTCTTCCTTCATATAAAACGGGCGGACATTCTGCCCATCGAAGTAATCGCCACCGCATGACTCACGAAATGGTCCGTCAATAAAGCACTTATCGGGATTAGGAACAAACCCGAAGAATTTTAGTGCCTCAAGGACCACCCGTGCGGATTCTGTGGAGACAATAATGTCATCTCCATAGACATACGAAGGAATAGAGAACTCGCGAGCTATGGCCCAAAATATCAGGGTTTCTAACTCAAAAGTATATCCGTTCCCCATACTCGAGTGTTTTTCGAGCACGTACGTGCCATCAAACCCTTTCTCCCTTTTAACTGTTGTTGTTGGAGAACGAAGCATCTCGAGAAGAGACGCCCAGTCCTCAGGAAGGAGGTATTTAACGACATTCCGAGCAACCGTATCGCTAGCTGATGAAAGATCTATCGTAGCAAGTGCCCCAGTGGAGCTTCCATACTGAGCCAAGGCTCTGTGGACTGATTGACCTTCATCAAGGTCAATACCTGCTATCGCCTTAAGTCGACGTCTGATGTACGAGCCAACACCTAGTTGTAAGAAGATGTTGACTGACGGTTCGACGCCAATTGAGCGATCACCTTTAATTGTCTTCGGTACCGTTGTGAAACGGTTGCCTCGGACGATCTTCGGCACAGATAGATCACGACGAGTTAACGCGCGGAACCACGCGCTCTCTTCTAAGAGAAGGAGCAGTGGCTGAATCCCGTGCGTCATGGTTGGCTGTGATTGCATTTTATGTAAGACAGTGCAATTCTGCCCCGTGTCATCGTGTGTAGC